TTACTATACCTTGCAAAGTTAATCTTTATTTTTGATACTTTTTTCTCAGTAAAATATAGATGCCTCTGCGTTGCCATTATAGCTAAACCTGAGCTAATAGACGCATCAAATTTAGTTCTGTTAGATATATCAAACTTTGCCCAATCCTCTAAGGTCCTTACGAATACACAATCGCCCATCTCGTCCTCAGACTTAAACCCAATGTGCTCTTCTATGTAGGACTCTATAGCGGAGGCGTGAGCCTGTTTTACGTCTTCACTTGAGTTAGGTATACCCCCAAGCTCTCTTTCTGTCTTAGAGAGCTTGTTAGCAGGCTTGTCGGGTCTGTTCATACTGAACCCCCTATACCCTCTATTCTTAAAATGGTATAATAGTCTTGGCTTGTTATTCTCACACAGGAGTGGCATACCATAAAATACGCAAGCCATTAGCACATCTTCAAAGAATATCTCTGCCGTATCAGGTCTTGCTATATACTCTAAGAAGAACTGATTGCTTGGAGCATCCTCCATACTAAACTTAGTCTTTCCGTGTAGTGCTCCATTAGAACCACCACCCCCAACTACTCCTGATATGTCATAGCTATCACATCCGAATGCACCTATGTGCTCATTGCCCGGATACTTTACTCCATTCTTTTCTACTACCCTATTTTGTAAGTTCTTACTTGGTGTCCAAGACACATAGAACCTACCCCTCTTGTCAGGATTAAATACTACCTCTGTATCCTTTATACCATTCTTCCAAGAGAAAGACCCACGAGTTACGTGGTGCTCCATAATCAATGAGTCGTTATACTCAACCTGCTGATATATCTTGGTTAGATTAAATATAGACTGCTTGCTCTCGTCTCTAAATGCGTGTGACTCTGTCCTTGGGAACTGTCTGTAAAACTCATTCAATGCATCAGGGTCGCTCTTTAGAGAGTCAACCTCTCCCTTCCAATAGTCGATAGCACCCTGAGTTATCTCCTCTCCATCAATCCCAAGTACAGGCTCATCAGGTGTCCTGAATACAGGCATACCATACCTGTCTATAAACCCCTCCATATTCCATTCCATAGGAATAAACAAGGAGTATAGCCCACTCTTAGTCTGACCATTAGAGTTACGGTTTGTAACATCAGAGTCTCTATATAATTTCTTAAACTGCTCTCCACCTTTCTTTAATGCATTAGATGTAGAACCCATCATACACTTACCAATAACCTTACTACCTAATCGTAGACAGGTCTTAGTAACCCTCCAATTGTTTAATATATTGTTTGGCTTCAACCACTTCCCACTCTCATCGTGAACTAACAGCAATAGCTTCTCTCCATCATAGGAGTTATCATCTGTGTTCTTCCAATCTATAGTGGTATCCAATCCGTACAACTCCTCAGCAGTTGTGTCGTACATATTCTTTTTTGTAATCTTTGATGCAGGAATCCTAAATGCTAACTCAGTCTTAGGCTTATCCATACCATCCATAATAGGCTTAAAGAAGAAAGGTAGCCTGCTGTTTATTGGCACGACCTTATCCGTAAACATCTTCTTTGCATCGCCCCCTGTCTTGGATAGCATACCGACCCTCGCATCCTTTGCAAGTGTCCCTGTGTTCACACACTCAGATGAACTCATAAATGAGAAACCTGAACGTCTTATCTTTAGATAGTCTTGACCAAAGCTACGCTTGTCTGCCCTGCAAGCCTCCCAATGTAGGAATAATAATCTATTAGCCTCCCTGAAGTCAGGGTATCCTACATCAATAGAAGCCCATTGTAAGTACATATAATGAGAGCCTGTGATATATGTAGGGATACCGTTTGACATAAACCACATCCCCTCTTCTCTTCTCTCAAACTCTCTCTCGATATAATCCACCCACCTATCTTTAAACTCAGATGGCTTCTCATTCCATTGGAATATAGACTGTATCCTATTTAATTCTTTTGGTATATCTGCCCTCTCCCAATACTGCTCAGACTTTTTCTTGTGTCTCTTGAAGCATTCCTTCGGTTTAGCAGGTAGCCCTATCCTTAGACTCTGTATCTCGATGACATCTCCTAACGTTCCGTCCTTAGATATAATAACCAAGTCATACTTACTGTCATATCCATACGTCCAAGTCTTAGCCTTGTTCTTATTTACAAGGACTGTCTTTGGTATATAGTCTTCTATAACCCTATGTAAGTTTCTATTTAGACCGTCTTTCTGCAAATCCCTGTTTTGTATCTGTCTTCTTAGGACCATTCTTCAAAGACTCTAACGCCTCCTTCTCAGATTCAATCCTATTCAATATCTCAAACGCATCGAATATAGCTAACTTCTTTGTAGCTGCTGCGTTCTTTAATCTGTCAGCAGAGATATCATCCTCCGGGTCGTGTTTTATTATAGCCTCCTTGGAAACCTTTATTAGCTGCTCTACCGCTTTATACCCTGCTTCTATTATTTTTAATTTTATATCCTTTGAATCCATCCTAACTTCATAGCTTCATTGTTATCTGATGGTCATACATCCTGTATAGCTTCTCGCCATCAATGTCAAACTCATACTCGCTCTCAGGCTTGAAGGATATCCTATCTCCATTATTAACACCCTTGCTAATCAGGTAGTCGTTGGATATCTTTACTAATCCTACAAGTGGCTCCTCCGAAAATGGTTTATATATATAGGACTCTGTTGCAGGTACAGGCTTTACAAAACAATACCTATCATAAGAGTACCAAGTCCCATCTTTTTTATATGCGTAGAACTGCTCAAGGTCCACAAAGAATAGGTCATCTTTGAAATAGCTCTTACCACTCCTACGCCTACCTCTCATATCGTTATAGAACTTGAATACGTTGTGGTGTACAAGTAGTGTATCTCCCTTGGAGATTTTTCCATCATATCCAACAGGAGTCTCAACTACCTCAGCAAACCTATTAGAGAACTTGTGGTCCTCTTCTGATGTGCTTACAATAAACTCTATGCCACCAATATCTTTGGTGTTGTTGTATCTCTTGTTATTTAATGGTCTTACAATAAATGAATGGGGTGACCTCATTTAAAACTCTATGTTATACTCTATGGACACAGGCATAGTTGAAGTAAACTCTTTCCAAAGTATTACCGCCTCACTATCGTCCTCAATCCATATTTTAATTGAATTACTATAATTGTCGTAGATTATTAGATGGATGGTATATGCACCCCTACCTACAGACTGCCCTACTATGTAGTGCATAGCCCCGGATTTGTAATCGGGTCCTATAGATATCTTCCTAATAATACCTGACATATTATGCTATATTAGTTAATTTCCAAATGCGTACCTCTGCTGATGGAACGTTACTCCAAGGACCTGCATTAACGTGAGCATATAATCCTGCTGCATCAACACCTGAAGAATCTCTCATAACCTCATAAGTCAAGATGTCACCTGCTAATGCTTTAAATGGTATAGTCTCCTCATAAGGTATCATTATACCTGTTGAGTTTAAATCAAAGCCTCGTGTAGCAGAATTTTGAACTCCATTCGTTAGGCTTCTAATTAAAAATGTAGCAACACCTCCTGATGAACCTTGTCTTTCAACATTGAAAAATATATTCAAAAGATATGTCCCTGCTTGATTAAATGTTATATTACCTAATGCGTCAATTGAAACAGGGTCTGAAGCACTACCGCCACCGCCATTAAATTCAACCTGCAATGCAGAGTTTGTACCTGAAGGGTTTTGATTATCATACGATATAGAATCTAAAACAGAAGTTATAGCAATATTCGATGACACTAATCCCACAATAGAACTTAATGTATAGTTCTGTGTTTGATTATTACTGTCTACATTAGTACCTATTACCTTGTCGGTTAAAGATGGTACTGCGTCTGTTGTATATGTTGATATCCTTGCCATTTACTTATTTTTCTTTTTTCTTTTCTATATGTCCTGTCTGAACATTAATCCTTATAGAGTCTCCGCCACCATACTTATCAGCCATCTCTCCCTCTATCTTGGTGTACTCCTCTTTTATTTTATCAATCTCGTTAATGATTGACCTCTTTGCTAACTCAGCATCAGCCAACTGCATCTTTGATTGATTAAATGCATTGAGCATACCTTGTACTCTCTCTAATTCTTTCTTGCTTAATTTTGCCATTTTATTTGATTCTTAATTTTATTTATACTACAAAGGTAATATATTTATATTACTTCTGTTTTTTAT